CTAGTGTTTGTCCTAAACGCAACTTGCCCCCGGTCGCTCACGCGCCGGGGGTCTTTCGTTAGGCTCGCCGACCAGGCATATTTACGACGTTGCCGCTTGCGCCAGGCTCCAGCATGTTGCGGAGCGTGGTCTTGCGCTCCTTGGCGAACTCCGGCGCGACGAACACATGGCGGCGGCTGGGATGCTCCACAGACGCCACGCGCCCCCGGTCGATCCACCCGGCCTCCTTGAGGGCGTGGAGCAGCGCAGACGGCGGGATCTTGACGCCTGCGGGACCGACCGCCATCAAGCGGTCGCAGATGCCGTAGAACGGCGTGGCGACAACGCCAAGCCTGAACTCGTCCGTTCTGGCGCGTATCTGCGTGAGGATGAAACTCTCCGCCATGCTCATGCCGTTCTCGATCAGGTTCTCCTTGAACTCGGTCCACATGGGCGGCGCAGCCGGGTTGAACTTTGACACGTCGCGGTCAGCCAGCCACCGGGCGATGGTCTCGAACCCGCCGCTGCGATACCAGCGCCACATGTCCTGCGCCGCGCTGGGGTCCATGCGCCCGGCGGACGACCAGATGCAGAACCAACGGCGGTCGCCCGAACTGATCGAGATCGGGACGGGGTCGTTCGTGAACGCCAACACCATCATCCTGTTGACCATGTCGTAGGGATGCAGACCCTTGCGGTTGATCGGCAACGTCTCCGGCGGGGCGGCAATGATCGGCTTCAGCTTGTTGGCGAGCGCGCGGCGTTGCGACGCCTCCGGCTCCTTCAGTTCGTTCAGGATCAGGATCTCGCTTTCCAGCGCGTAGCCCCACTGGGAGTTAAGCCCGTCGTTGTCCACCAAACCCCGGTTCTTGAGACCCGCGCCGCAGACGCTCCAGATGAATGGAGCCCACATGGTATCCTTGCCAGACCCCTCGTCGCCGCCGTGCAGGACCGCGTGGTTGATCTTGACGCGCGGGTTCTGGAGCTTGAACGCCATCACGTCGAAGCAGTGGTTCAACTCGGCATCTTCAGGCACCAGCGCCTGGCAGTGCTTGATCCAGAGCGACACGTCACCGGCTGCGACGCCGTCCAGGCTGGGGCGGGCGTCGCGCCAGCGGTTGCCGTACACGTCGCCGTCACGGGCGACCAGAACGCCGTCACCGGCAGCGTAGGTGATGCCGCGCAGCAGGCGGGCGTTGGCGGCAGCGCGGTTCTCATCATAGCAGACGCTGGCTTCGATCCGGCGGGCGTTCTTGCCGCTCAAATGGATCGACTTGCAGTTGACGTGGCGGAAGATCGCGTTGAAAGATCCCCGGCTCAACTCGGTGCGGGCGTCCATGTCGAAATAGGCGTCGTCCTCCACAACGTAGGCGAACCGTTCATACCACTGCGCCTTGTCTACTCGCCCGACCTCCTTGCGCTCCACCTCCGCGATGACGCGCGCGGCCTCGTCAGGGAACGCCTCCGTGGGCGACAACTTGGACAGCGTGGACTGCATATGCTGCGCCAGCAACTCGTCGCGCAGACCCGGCGAGACGCGCGGCCCGCCGTTGTCATGGACCCACGACAAGAACATCTGCGTGTTGAAGCCCTCGCAGTGGCCGTGATAGCAACAGAACGAACGATCCAGAGGCTTGTAGCGGGCTCCGATCTGGCCGTCTGAATGCTGGGCGTGGTTCGGGCATACGATGCCCATCCACCCCTCACCGTTGACGTGCGACAGCACCAACGCCTTGTCGTTCAGCCACTCCAACACGGTGTCCATGCCGGTGTCGCGAAGTTTGAACGCCAAGTTGCGGGCGGTATCCGCCTCCGCTGGCGTCACCTCCAGCGCCGCACAGATCTGCGGCAACGTGTACTCACGATCTGGATGGAACTCGACCAGACGCGCGCGGAAAAGATCGCGGCCCGGCTTTAGGTTGACTGATCCGGGAATGCGAAAATTCCGTACTGCGTTGGTTGCGCCGGGGTCTGTGTAGCCCGCCACGGCGATGGCGGTGATCGCCGCGCTGAACTCACCCTTGGACGGCTGGTCGCTGAACCCGTAACCCCACTGGAACGATCCCTCGCTGGTCTCCATAATCCATGTCGGCGGCAGGGGCGGGATCTTCGATTTGGTGCCAATGTCGTCCAGCATCATGGCGAGGACGTAGTCACAGTTCGCGGCGCTGGCGCTGACCTTGCCATCCAAGAACCGCGCGGCCATGAACGAGCCGGTGTTAAGATACCACGCCTCGCCATCCTTGCGCGGCTTAGTGGGCAGATAGGCGGGCCAGGTGAACTTGGGCGAGCCGTCCAAATGGGTCTGTTGTACCCCGTCGCGCATGATGGGCTTCTGGCACACCAGCAGCGCCGTCTCCCCCTCCGGCGCAAGTCCCACGATGTAGTCGATAAACTGTTGTTCTTGCATGTCCTACCCCTTCCCGTAGCGCGTCATTATACTCGTCTCGATCCCCAGCGGCAGACCGGCGGCCCATGCGGGCGGCGTACACATCGCGCGCTGCATGGCCTGCTCGGCTGCTTCAGGATCTGTCGTCTCCAGCACGATCTCATCGTGGACATGCAGCACGGGTTCAAACCCGTCAGCGTCCAGCGAACGCAGAGCGTAGCGCAGAATATCGTTGGCCGTCGCCTGCGTGACGTTCTCGCAGGCCAGACCCCGCCACAGGCGGGCGCGGGGCCATTCCTTGGCGTCTGCGGCGGGCTTCCATGCCGCCTTGGCGTAGGTGACGCCGTCTTCCTCCAATCGAGCGTATGGGTAGCAAAGGATGCGCCCAGACGGCAGAGCGTACCAGAGGTGGACGCCGTCGAACAAGTAAGTGATCCGCCCGGCGGTGAACTCCTTACCCTTGTGGCGCATGGCGGCGGTGTAGCACCGCTCCAGACCTTCCCAGAACGGCATGGCCCACGGGTTGGCTCGACGCCAGCCGTCCACCATGCGCTTGGCCTCTGGTTCAGGCAAGAGCAAACCGTAGACGCGGCCCATCGCCGCGAACGCGCCGACGCCACCCGCGAAACCACACGCGAGTTCCTGGACCTTGCCGACCTGGCGCTGGTCGCCCGTCACCTCGGCGACAGGCACACGAAACGTTGCGGATGCGTTCACCTTGTAAACGTCGCCGCCATTGCGGAAGATCTCCAGCTTGTCATCGCCCCGGCCAGACAGCCACGGATTGACGCGCGCCTCAATGGACGACCAGTCAGCCACTACCAGCGCAGCGCCGTCCTGCGCCAGCAGCGCCGGGCGCAGCATCTGCTTCAGCACGTCCGTGACGCGCTTGCCGTACTGCGGGACGATCTCGCCGCCCTGCACCATCGCGTCGCGGACTAGTTCAGGTTCTTTCGCACACTTGCGCGGGAAGTTGTGGACTTGCAGTCCAAAGCTCGAAGCACGTCCCGTTGCTGAACCCCCAGCAAAGACAAAAGCCCCACGCACTCGTCCATCGTCTCGATCAGCAAGGTTAGCGGCTCGTTGGAACTTCGCGACCGACGAAGCCCATAGGTCGTCCGCACATTGAATGACTTCAGCGACATCAGGCGGCACTTCATCAGCGTTTTCTCCAGCGAGAATTAAAAGGTTGCCGCGCACGGATTTGTCTATAGAATACTTGGCCTCGCCATCCTTGAAGATCGTCATCAGCTCCAGCGCCTGCGGCCCAACACGGTCCAGCACCCACTCGCGCATCTTGGGACTGCGGACGCTGGTGATCGCGCCGTCCGTCACCTCGCGCACGATCTGCTGGATCTCGTCCAACTCGGTGGTGGCGTAGCGGATCGCGGCGTTGCACAGATCGACATCGACACGGACGCCCCGGTCGTTGACGCGCTCGTTGACGTGGTAGTCGGCCAGTTCTTCAGCGGACAGATCGCGCATACCCTTGCTGATCGCGCGCATGGCGCGCACGTCCTGCTCGCAATAGGCCACCATCTCGTCCATAAGCGTCGGATCTTGACGGAAGAACCCGTCAGCCTGCGGGATGGACAGCAAGCGGATCAGTTGCGAGCCCCGGTGGTCCTTCTTCATGGACGCGCCAGCGAAGCGCCCCACGTCCTCCAGCGAGCCCGGCGCGCAGTTGGCGCGAGCTTGCGCCGCCGTGCAGTAGAACTGCTCCAGCTTGGGCTCGCGCAGCTTCTGATCGGGACACAGTACGAACCAGAAGATCAGGCGCTCGAACGCGGCGTTGTGCGCGCGGATCTGGCCGGTGTGGTTGGCGACAGCGGCGGGGAACGGTTGCCCCGGCGTCCAAGTCGTCACTTCGCCATCATCGAAGGCGTAGGACATACACAGCACCTCAGTGCTGAGATCTTGGGCGTAGTTGTACACGCCCCGCGAAGGCAAGTCGCAGCGACTTCTGCTTTCGAAGTCAATCCAGCATATCTCAGACATGCTTGTACACCCGGTTGAATTTGATGGCGTTGATTGTGCAAAGGCTGACATTGTATTCCTGCGCCAGCAAAGTTTGCGTGCCGAACGCGCAACCACGTAAACGCGCGCGTATGTCCAGCACTTGCGTTTCTGTTAACTTGCCTCGCGTGCCGTGCTTAACCGCGTCGATATTATTTTCGCTACGAGTGCCCCAACGCAAATTCTCCAACCTATTGTCGGCGGGGTTTCCGTTGTTATGGCAGCATTCGTGCTTCGCAGGGCGCGGTCCTACAAAAGTCCGAAGCACAAGATCATGAACCATACGTGTGTTTCCACGGCCTAAAACAACAGACATATGCCCAAAGTTAGACGGTCCAGGACGCAGAATGCGGCCTTTGACTTGCTTTGTATACGCGCGCGATTTATGTGACGCCGCGTAAACAATATCGCGCGCAAGCGAGCGAATTTCGCCGCGTTCGCTAGCCTGATACGAGCCTTCGTATCCGGGAATGTCTTTCCAGAGAATGGTCATGGGGTTCTGTAGATACTCACGGGCGCCAGCGGGGGGAGGACCACTGGCGCCCGCTTTCACTCCTCCTTACGCGCTGCGACGACGGCGACGCGACTCAGAAGGGGCCTCGTCCGTGGCAGCTTCCGCTGCCTCGGTTTCCGCAGCCGCACCATCCATCCCGACCCACTCGATAACCTCGAAGACGGGGGTATAGATGCGACCGTAGCTCTTGTGAATGTAATGCTCCTTCTTGAGGCGCACCACCGGGACCGGCTTGGTCTGGTCCTTATCGACCTGGGCGGCGATGGCGAGCGCAAGCTGCTGCACCGCCTTCTTGCCGCCCACGGACGTGACCGTGTAGCGGGCCTCCAGATCCTTGTCTTCGCCAGCCATGCACTTTAGGGACATGCCGACCTGCACTTCCCAACCGCGCTTGGCGGCGGCAGGCGCAGCGTCCAGTTCAGGCAGCGGCTGCTGCACTGACACCATCTTTTCCCCAAGAACTTCACCTTCGCCCCACGCGATATAGCCGTGGACGAAGCTGAACGGGTTGATAGCCCAAGTCGAGTCATCCTCGATCTCGGTCTGCTCGGCACCGAACACCCAATGGCCGGTCTTGTCCATCTTGAGGATGACAGAACCCGCGCCGTCAGGAACGCCTGCGCTGATCGAGCGCAGACCGGGAGCGAGAGACGAAACGGAAGGAAGGTTAGCACCGGCGAATACTGTGAGATTTGACATTACCATTTCTCCTTAGACGAGTTTACCAAGAGCGGCGGACAGTTGTACGCCGATCTGCAAAACCGCCGGGCGAGGATCATCCTCTGACGCCAGCGTGTTGCCCGATGAGACGGAAACGACGTGGTCCGCAGGCAACGCAAGCTTGTGCTTCTTCAGCACCTTCTCGGCCTTCGCAGGACTAAGGATCGTCATCTCAGTCAATTCCATTGCATTAACACCCATTGCGCGCATGGCTTCAAGGGCTTTGTTTTCATCGACCCACTGGCGCATACCGCGCTTGGGGACAAGCTTGTACCCCGGCACCGGCAGACCGGCTTCCAGCGTCTGCATCGCCAACGCCCGCACTTCTTTGATCCAGCTTTCCAACTGATCGGCCATGCCAAGGTAGTCGGACATGTTCTCGATGCTGAGATCCTTCAACGTGGACACCAGCGCCCGGTCAGCCGCGCCGGTCATGATAGGGCAGATTGCCTTGCCAGCGCACCAACGGCACCACTCGCCCTGCGCCAGCGGCGCGTCAGGCTGCTGCGCGATCTTCACCGCAATGATCAGCTCCTTCTCAAACAGTTGGATGCGGCGCGGGGTCGTCTCCCAACGCTTGACGTAGGGCGGCTGCACGATGACCAGCTCGACCTTGGTCGCGCCTTCAAACGCCCACTGCGCGGCGGGGGTCCGCATGGCCGCAGCGGCGTAGAACATAAGCTGGGGGTTTTCCTCGACATCGACGGCCACGCCGTCGCCGAACTTCCAGTCCACGATGTAGGCGGTGTCACCGATACGCCCGACAATGTCGGCGGACCCGAACACGCCGGGCAGCAGATCGCCGAACCCGACGACCACCTCGGTCTCGAACTCCATCTGTTTGTCGGGGTCGATGTCATTCAGCGCCGCCAGCGCAGGCAGCAGCTTGTTGTCGATCAGATCCTGATCAAGCGTCACGTCCGCATGGACAGCGCCAAGAAAATCCTGCGGCGTAGCCTTGCCGTCCAGCACGTCCGCGATGACGTTGTGGAGCAGGGTGCCGGTGTCGGCGTAAACGCTGGACGGCTTGGGCGGCATCTGCGCGACGAGCGTCACGGAGCCAGGGCAGTTGATGACGCGTTTGGCGGTCGAACCGCCGACAATGCTGGAATGTTGAGCCATTAGATTACCTCAGTGGACTGTTGACGAAACCGACACTAGACTTTCTTTTACGGGTATGCAATACATTTTTTTATGAGAGAGAGCGAGATCGAACGATATTTCGTGTGGGCCGTCATGTTGCTTGGCGGCACTACCTACAAGTTCCGGTCGCCCACGCAGCGCGGGGTGGCCGACCGAATCGCGTGTATGCCCAACGGCGAGACGTGGTTCGTGGAACTCAAGACCAAGGGCGGGCGTCTTGCGCCGCTCCAGAAGATCTTTGCTGCGGACATGGAGCGCCTTGGGCAGCATTACGCCTGCTTGTGGTCAACGGAAGAGGTAGACAAATGGGCCTCGCATTACGACCTTATCAAGAAGAAGCCGCCGATTTCCTGTACGCCCGCGACCGAGCCATGATCCTTGCGCCCGTGGGTGCAGGCAAGACGGCCATCACGCTGACGGCGTTGGATAGACTGTACAAAGCGGGCAAATTAGACCGCGTACTAATCCTTGCGCCTAAGCGGGTGTGTACGGACGTGTGGCCTGTTGAGATACCCAAATGGAGTAAGTTTCTGTCGCCTATCTTAGCGGTAGGAACACCGCAACAACGCGGTTTTGCGTTTAAATCCCCCGCCGAAACCGGCGCAAACGTCGTCATCATGAACTACGAAAACATTCAATGGTTGGCGGACGGAATGCGCGGGCATAGTTTAAAAGACGCGCTTTTCGATACGGTAATTTTTGACGAACTGACACGGCTTAAAAATCCCAGCGGCAAACGGTTTAAAGCTGTGGAAAAACTTTTAGAGGGCGTTCGAACACGTTGGGGCCTGACCGGCTCGTTCACGTCCAACGGGCTCGAAGACGTGTTCGGCCAATGCAAAGTGGTTGACCAAAAACTGCTGGGCCGGGCCAAGGGCGCGTTTCTCCAGAAGTATTTCGTCTGCATCAACCGCGACTTTGGTGACTGGCAACCGCGCAAAGGCGCGCTGGAACAGGTCATGGACGCCATCCGTCCAGCGACATTTGTGCTGGACCCCGGCGAATACAGCGACAAGTTGCCGCAGCTAAATGTTGTGGAAATGCGCTGCGACATGCCTGACCGCAAGCCCTACGAAAAGATGAAGCGCGACTTCCTGCTGGAGTACGGCGAGGACAAGATCATCGCGGCGAACGCCGCCGCCGTGACGAACAAGCTCCAGCAGATGGCGTCGGGGTTCGTTTACGATAACAAGACGATAGCGTCAGAGGAAAAGGGAAAGTTCACTATGAAACAGAAGGTCATTTGGTTCTCGACGCACAAGTTTGAACTGATCGAAGAGATCCTGAACGAGAACCAGCGCGACAACACGATCATCGTCTACAACTACAAGGAAGAACTGGCCGAGCTAATGCGCCGGTATCCCCACGCCCGCACCATTGACGATTTTAACGCCATCCCGCGCTGGAACGCGGGTGAGATCGAGTTGTTGCTGATCCATCCTAAGTCCGCCGGTCACGGTCTCAACCTTCAGTTTGGCGGCTGCAAGATCATCTTCCTGTCGATGCCCTGGTCGTTGGAACTGTTCGAACAGACGGTGGGCCGCCTGCACCGGGGCGGGCAGACCAAGGATGTCTGGTGTTATTTGCTGATCTGTAATAAAACAGTGGACGAACGGATCTGGGGCGCGCTTCAGGACAAGCGGGCGATCTCAGACATAGCACTTGAGGAATTGAAAGCATGAATTGGCGCGAGATCAACAAGGTGCTGCCCACGCTGGACGAGGACACCGTCAGGCGGATGCTGGCAGACGAGCGCGCAGGCGAGCAGCGCACCACCGTCCTGATCCGTCTGCATCAACGCTACACGGCGCTGCGGGCGGCGCGGGAGCGCACGGAGATCCTTGGAGACGTGGAGTTTCCCAAGGTGGTTGCGCTCACTTAGCGCACCAGCCTTCGCGCCGGGCGTTGTTCTGCCGCACTTCGATGATGGTGGCCGTGGTGTCCTTGGATGACCAAGACACATCCTTCCAGACCGTGCAGACCGCCGCGTTAGTCTCGACGGTGCTTGTCAGGCTCACGCACCCGGTCAGGGGACAGATCAAGAGCGTCAGCAGCATCCACCGCATTGCGTGTTCTCCGTAGCACGTCCGCCGTCGCAGCGGCTTCAATCTCGGCCACGGCGTCCCTGCGGATCTTGTAGTAGACGCCGGTCAGCGTCATTACGATGATGACGCCCATGATGGCGTAACGCCCCAGCGGCGTAAAAAGCAGGCTAAACACCGTGTTCGTCCATGTGCTTCTTGCGCCAGAACCAAATGGCTGCACCCGCGCCAATGATCGCCAGCATGATGATAAAGTTTACGTTGTGCAGCAGGCCCATGATCTGATCCATCACGTCAGATGCGTCCTTCGCCTGCGCCGCAATTTCCTTGGCAACGCCGACGCTTCCAAGCCCTGCCGTCAGTAGCGCCGCGTTACCTTGCTTGCTGTCTGCCATAGTTCTTTTCGGAGGAGCATCAGGTTCTGCACGGTCCTCTTGTTCATCATGCGCCTGATCCTGTGCGGTCCACCATGCGCCTGCCGCCTGGCGGCGGCGCACCAGCCCTGGCAGCACCTTGCCGCCGCCCTTGGTCCATTTCATCAACTCGGCAGGCACCGCGTCAAGATCGCCAGCGTTGACCTTCTTGAGCATCGTGGACGACTTGAGGTTGCCGACGCCTGCGTTGTAGGCGAAGTCCACCAGCACGTCGAACTGGTTCTGCGTCAGTTCGACCTTGATCAGATCCTGAACAGAACGCTCGTATTTGATCAGATCCTGACGAAGGATCGTGTCCGCCTGCGCCTGCGTGATGGTCATGCCGTCGTTGACCATAGGCGCGCCAGCAGCCGAGGTGTGGCCGTAACCGATTGTACACACATTTGCGGGGCAACGGTACGCTTTCAGTTTGCAGCCTTCAAACTTCTTGAGCAGGTTGTCGAGACCGCCTTGGCTCATGTGCATGGTTATTTCCCCTTCTCTAAAAGAGTGACACGCTTATCCAGCGCGGCGATCATTTGTGCGGTGTCAAACCGGATGGCAGCGCGCGCGGCAGCGGCGTCGGCCACCATGTCCATGCGGCTTTTCTCAATGGCGGACATGGAACGCTCACGGTCCAACGTCATGGCGGCGCGGGCCAAGGCGCTTTCCTTTTCGACCTTGCTGATTTGATCGCTCAGGTTCTCGCGAATCTGCGCCATGTCGATGGTGGTGCCTTGGGGCGGGATGGCCTTGTTGTCGGCGTTGACGACGACAGCCACCTTGGACTTTAGTTGAATGATCTCGTTGTTGGCAGCAGAAAGCGCGCTCATGAGGTAGACGACGCAAGAGAACAGGATCGGGATGCCCGCGAAGGTGATCTTCTCTACCAACGCGCCCTTGCTGGCGCTCGCCGCCATCTCGATGGCAAACTTTTCCTGTTTCTCTTCCGTGGTACTCATATTTCAGTTCCGGCTTTCCAATCACGAACGGCTATGCGTATGCGGATGACGAGCAACGCAAGTGTCGCCAGCGTGACGCAGAGCCCGGCCCACGCACCTAGCTCCATCGCCCACCACGGAAGCGTCAGCGCCCCCGCAGCGATTGCACCATCAACGGCCAGCTTTGTATCGTGCATCAAGGGGCCTCTTGCGGTGCGAGGGCATTTGAAGTCTGAACGCCACCACGCAGAAGATTGTTTCGTCTTACATTGCGTTCTTGCATAGCCAATCGACGAGCGTTGCGCTCCATTATGTTTCTCGGCGCATTAGGTATGGCGTACTTTTCAACCAACCGCGCAAAAGTTTCGGGTTGCAGCATCGCTTCGCCGATCTCAACAGCCGCTTTCCGACTGATGGCGTTTTCAAATGCTTTCATTATTCCTGACGCTAATGTACCAATAACGCCTCGGGCTCCAGGTATGTCCGCAATGCTCTCGCCAGCTTTAACGCCTGTTGTCGCCTGCGAAAGACGCTTAAACTCGGCAGACCGCGCAAAGTCTGACAGGACATTGGAGACCTTTGCCGAGTCAGCCGTTTCCAAAATTGCCGACAGATCCTCATACCGAGGCGCACCCGTAGCTTTCTTAATGGTGCCGGGCGCATTGCGGACCGCTTGCGCAAGCATGGCGGGGCGGCTAACACCTTGGTCAAGCGGACTTGTAACGCTTTCTTTTAGAATTTTACCGACGTCCATTACGTCAATTGGTTTACTGCTGGCGGCAAACTCAGTTTTTGCCGTTTTAAAGCCCGGCAACACCCCTTCAAGCCAATCTATATAATCCCCGCGAAGTTTACCTATAGTTTTGAGTTCTGCGGCTTCCAATGCGCCACCAACAGCATTTCTTTTTGATGTCAACATTTTATCCATCCCGGCTTTGATGTCGAGAAGGCTTTGACCGGGGTACTCATTTGCATCCGTCATAAAAGGACGACGGTTATTGGCGGCAAGATTTTTCGCGGTAGCAACAGCTTCTTGCATGGCGGGCGTTTCAAGTAACGCAGTCAGCGTCTCGTCAGGGGGCACAAGTTTTGTTTCAATCCTACCATAATTAAGACTGGCTTGCGTTGCTCGCGCTTTTTCCGCCGCTGCAAGATCAGCGGGAATTTCAGGCGCAATGGTTCCAATAGCGTTGACACGCGCAAGTTCGTTTGCGGATTCGCGCGCGGCAAACTGCGACGCCAGCGCGGGGTCTTTTGCAAGTTTGGTTTGCAGCGCCGCCAATTGCGTCGGACTTGTTCCACTACCGGCAACGATTTCACCTACGGTAGGCTTGGTACCCGCCACAAGTGCCGCGTTAGGATTACGCAGCATGTTGACAACGCCTTCGGCGTTGCCCTCCAACGCAGGCTCCAACATGCGCCGTGTGGGACTCAATTGATTTTTAATTCCCTCGGCGCTTTTTTGCCATAATGCGCCGCCCCCTTGCAGCGCCGCTGCAATTGGGTCAAGAACAATTTGCGCCGCGCCTAACGTACCTGACGCCCCGGCCTGTGCCGCGCCAGTAGCAACGTCCGCTACCCCAGCCAAACTATATGGGTTGATAGGAGGAGTGGCGGATGCAGTTCGCGCTGCTCGCGCAAGTCTTGCCGCGTCCACCATTTCCTTGCCCGGTCCAATAAGTTTTGTGGCGGCAAGAGGACTGAGAAACGAAGTGGCGGCACCACCAAATAAACGGCCTCTAGCTTGATCCGCCGACGTAGCTTCGCCAAACATGGCGTTACCGATTTCATGAGACGTATATGGATTGTCGGCAAAGATGCCTACAACATCGCCGGGAAGACCAGCTATGGATGGAATAACGCCTTCTGCCGCGCCTCTACCCATAGCGCCGTAACGCCCCGCCAACTCGGCGGCTGTCGGGATGCGCGGCGTCTCTGCGGGGTTGGTAAACGCCTCTTCAACTTGCTTCCGAAACCCACCGCGAGAACGACCTTCAGACGCCGCTTTCCGCGTAGACGGCATACCTTCGCCTGCCGCTGACGGTTGAGATTCTATAGGGTCCGATGCCCAAGCTGGTTGCTTAGCTTCAGAAGTGGCAATAGGATCATTTTGCCATCCCATTATTGCTTCCTCCGAACGGAACCATCAGGCGCTGTGTACAGTGTGCCCTTTGTAAGAGCGCTATACTCTTGGTCGTTTTTAATAGCGACGGGCGCAACTTGCAGTGCGGCATTACCCGCAGGCGCAGCCGAACCCGCAGGGGGTAGAACCGCCAATTCTTTACCTTCGGAAGTGGCGTTCATATAGTTTATGAATTGTTTGAACGCCGCAATGCGCCGCTCAGGGCCTTTTTCGCGGTCAGCTATTTTGCCGCTCATTGTCTCAACTGCTTCACGGTCTTTGTCGGTAAACCCGCTGCCGTATTTACCGTTAGCTATGTCAAACGTGATTGAGCTGGCTATTTGCGAAAGAGCCTCAATGTTCGTCATACCTTTAGTTGATTTACCGGTGACGGACTCTATACGATCAGCTAAATCAGCCGCCAATTTTCCTGACGTTGACGCTTGGATAAGTTTTTCAATGTCGGAAGCCGCTGTACCGCCCACTGTTTTCAGCAACCGCGACGCCGATTCTTTCCGCGCATCATCGGCACCTTTTTGCGTCGCAGTCAGTTCAGCAGTTTTTTCAGCGCCTTTAATAGCCGCAGCTTGTTTGACGGCAAGTGCTTGCGTGCGTGCTTGCTGAGCCTCCCAAGGCGATTGCCCTGCGGGTGCAGGCGCGGCAGCAACGGCAGGGGCCATTGCAGCGGTAGGCGTCGGCGCGCCCGGTATCTGAGGCTGCAACGATACCCCCGCATTCTGCGAAGGCGCAGTACCAAACATGTTAGCCATGAGCGCGTTGTTGACCGTGGGCGCGCCAAGCGACATGAGCGCGTTATTAGCGGGCACAAACCCGGCGGGAGCGCCGCCCAGACGGGCGTTGCCCGCCGTCATAGATGCAGCCAAGCCGGGTTGGCCGCCGAACTTGCTGTTGGCCCAGTTCTGCAAATCCCCCACAGTCTTGTTTTTGATTGCAAGAACTTCTGGATTGGCCTTGATGGCGTCTGCACTGACGACTTGCGACAGCGGCGTATTGGGATCTGCGCTCAGGACGTTACGCGCGCCACCAGCACCAAGGAAGTGCGCTAGATAAACGTTGCCTGGCGTGGGTTGGATGCCCGCGCTGGTCAACGACGCAATGTTGTCCGTGCGGAATTTTTGCTCTAACACGGCTTCTATTGGGGTGCCATCCGCCAATTTGGTGCCGCGCAAGGTAAGAATTTCCGCAGGCGATTTGTTTGCCAGTTCAGGAAACACTTTCTTGGCCGTATCAACAAAAGTGCCGTTAATGAACTGACCAAATCCCTGCGCCGTCGAACGGGAATTTTTGTCAACGCCTTCGGCAGCGTTAAGTCTTTGCGAGAATGCGTCACCAATAGCGGGGGCAGCAACGGTAGTCTGCTGCCTAACCGCAGCAGGCGTATTGGCAGGCGCGGCAAACGGTGCCCCCGCAACGGCAGGCGCAGGACCGGCAGCAGGTAGGGGAACGTTTGCCGTTGCGGGCAAGCCCGTACCCATTTCTACCATTGTGTTGGTAGTTGGATCGTAACGCATCCCCGGCATTTTTTCAGTTGGATTGATGTTTACAGGCCTATTCCTAAGCCGTTGTTCTGCCGTTTGCGCTGCGTATTCTTTTACGCTTGCGTCGTGGGTCATTATCAACCGCTGCATACCTTCAGGGCTGTAAGTTGGGTCTACTTCAGCCGCAAGTTTAGGTGCGTCTTTTAGCAAATTAGCGCGCCAAATGTCGTATGTAGCCTGATCTTTGACGATAGGTGCAGTTTCGCGATGAAACGCCAATGTCTTTGCCGCCGCTTCGGCTGTTGCCGTTTGCAAATCAATAGGCTGTTTTGCAAGTTCGCCTTCAGTTTTTTTCTGCGCGAGCGCGGAAGCTTTAAGGTCATTTTGATGCTTTTCGAGCGCCTGACCTGCCCCCATAGAAATATTATACGCTTGTCGCAAAGCTTCGGGCGAACCACGGTCAACGCCGCTTGCGAAAAGGGCGCGCATTTGATTTTGTTCATTGGCCGCGCGCTGCACTTCAGCCAGTTGGGCTTGATGAAGCTGCATCTTGTTAGCCATTTCGGCCATAGCAAGCATATTGGGAGCTTGGTACGGCGTAAGTTGCGGAAGCGCGGCGTTGTAATCAACCATCGGTCTATCCTTTGAAATAGCTGTTGATCATACCATAATCAGCCGTTGTCATTGGACTGCCCCCACTATATGGGTTTACGCCCGCGCCGCCACGGTTCAGATAGTTATTCATCGTGTATGAACTCATGCCCTGATTGAGCGCGTTCGTCACCGCGTTCGCTTGGTTTAGGTAGCCTGACGCTTGTGCATTGCCCGCCGCGACATCCGCCTGCCCAAGATTAGATCCCAAATTCGAATAGGTATTGCCGAGGTTTGTGCCCAAGTTCTGCGCCGCCGCCGCCGATCCTGCCGCTGCGGCCTGACCGCCTGCGTACAGACTCTGCAACGGCGCAAGCTGTGCCGTCCGATTGGTCTGATAGCGGTTGAAAGCGTTCTGGTATTCGCCAGAAGCTTTACCCGTAGCGTAATCAAGGATGCCTTTGTCGTTTGCACCCGAAAAAGTCCGCCCTTGCGACGCATCGCGAGCCTTGATTGCCCGTAGCCCTTGGTCAAGGCTGAACTGGTAGCCAGGATCAGTTGTAAAATCTGACATGCCAAAGTCTTTGGCATACTTGCCGTAGTTCGCCGCCGTGGTGTCGCCGCCAATACCCAGCATCTGCATAAGCTGGTTCTGCGCGGTCTCGCCGCCCTGTCGGTAAGGCGCGAGGTCCGCGCGGCCAATGTCAAACATCGCCCGCTGGGCGGCAATGCTTTTGTCCGCCATTTCTTTTTGAACGGCGGCGCTCTGAGCAGCGGCATCGCGCTGGGCGTCCGCAGCGTTGCTGGAGCCAAACAGACTTGCGCCAGCGCCAAGGACGCTAGACCCTGCAATAGCAGAAATCGGATCAGGCATGGGAGAACTCCGCGCAATAGTCTGTGTATTTCTCGCCGTACAATGCCATAACTGCACCCGACTTGGCTAGGGCCGCGTCGTACCCGTGACATAGCATGACCACGGCCAGAACAACATCATAGTAGGACGCCCGCCACATGAACGACTTGGCGTCCGCTTTACCGGCGCGTTCCGCCTCGTCCGACGCCGCCCACTTTAGGAACGCCGTCGCCATCACAGGCAACAGGCTGGCCGAGTTGGCGGCAAAGAACGGATTGGACGGCATCTGCACCAGACAAGACCAGACCGCGCGGCGCATGTCGTCGCCCGTCACCGGATCGCCGTCCACAACGTCATCAAACACTTGGATGGCGTCCCACAGGTCCAACAGCCAAGCGCGGGCCTGAGGTGGCAACTCCAGAACGGTCGCGAGGTAGTCCGAGATCGTTTGCTTGTGCGACACACGCGCCCCCTACGATAGTTGTTTGTGGAGCAAGGGCGGCAGCACCTCGGCCTGCGCCCGCACCATCTCGTTTCGGAAACTCTCAGTCGCCGCAGCGCCTTGCCGCGCCTCCTTGGCGACCTCAATCTGTAGCATGGGCATGGCCGAGATGGCGCACATCCATTCGTCAATCTCCGCGCCGGTCTGCGGGTGCGTCCCCCGCAACTGCGTAAACCAAGCGCACTGGAGTTGGACGCACTCCTTCTTGATCAGCGGGCAGAATGAACCGTTCTTAAGCTGCATCGTCAGTCCTTAGTCGCGATGATGACATCGACATAAGACACGGCCAAGTTGATTGCCGTGCCTGTAAACGTATGGTCATGCGAACCACCGCCGCCCGTTGCGTCCGTAGATCCAGACGCAAAATATCCGTTCGGACCCGTGTTTCCATCTACTTTATACGACGCTGTTGTAGAGCCGTTAGGGTATGTGTGCGTATGGCTAGGACTTTGTGCCGTGGTAAGCGTAGTGCCGCCCACCGTACCCGCGACAGATTGAGACGCAAACGCGGTCGTAAACGCCACGGAACCGCCGCTGCTGGCCGCGCCAGACACTACGCGCAGGGCCTTGTTGTTGTGCGTAGTGGACTTGGTCCAACCAGTGGGCGCGGATGTCTGTGCGAACAACATTGCGGTGCCAGTGGGCAGGTAGGCCCACGCGCCAGTAAAGACGCCAGGGCTGGCAATCTCCAGCGCCGATGACGGCGTAGCCGTGCCGATGCCGACCGAGCCATTACTATCGACGATAAACGGCGTTGCGTCAGGATCACTGGAATCCTGCACTCTAAGCGCCGCGCCCGTGCCTGTCTGCGTGATCGTTAATGCAGCCGAAGATGTGTTGGAGTCGATGGTGACGTTGCCAGACAACACGGGCGACACCGCCGCCGTAGGCGCAGAAATGTTATCGACGGACCAGATCAACGCGCCAACCGAATCTTTCAAGACGAACTTGTAGATAGCGCCGCCCAACCAGACGTTGGCCTCACCACGCGAATCCAAAACGATGGGGTTGGTGTTGGCCGTCACCGCTGTCGAGTCCGTGTAGGTCGTTTGCGGCGTAGTAGTCCCCGCAATGTAAGTGTACAGCAGACCACCAACTAGTGGTTCGCCAGCGGCGTCAACAAAAGATGTTTTGGCAGCGGGGGAAAGAACAGCCATTATTCACCTATATTTGCAGCTACGGTCAAGATGACCGATGGGATGGCCGGTACAGGCGCAGACGCCGCTACGCGGGCTATCTGAACGTTCGTGTTGGTAGTAGACCACATCAGCCGGAAATAGTCACCCGCGCTCATGCGAATAACGAAGTTCCATGCCGCAACATAAGATTTACTAGCGCCAGACAAACTTAACTTGGTGGCGCTCTCAGGTACGGACGTTCCGTTCACGTCTGCCCAGATATACACGTCTTTATCCGCCGCGTTGGTGCTAGTCAGTTGCAACGAAAACTGGATGTTGTAAGAGCCTGTGCGGTCGACATACACCCGCGATGTTGGCGTTCCAATGCTGACGCCTTGGGTCAAGCTCGTGCTGTTAAGCGTGATGGCGTAGGCGGTATTGATGGCTGCGGCGGTCTGCGTGGTGGTGTCGTAAAACGCGCCGCTGCGAAGCGAACCGCTGCCAAGAATGGCGTATAAGTTGTAGAAATACCGATACCACCCGCGCGTGACGTAGTTCGTCATCGTGTCCCAGATGGCGACACGCGGAGCCGGAATCTGCGTGATGTTATCAAGCATTGGTTGGGCTCACGATCAGTTCAGCGCCCATAATGGCAATCTTGACAGGATCTGTACCCGATACCTCGTACACGCGGTCGCGCAGTCTCATGGTCATGCCAAGACGCCGCCATAAGACGCGCCGCCCGTTTTCGCCAAGTTTGCCCATAGACCGCCAATGTTCACTGGACCAAGTATGACCGCCGTCATCCGACCAACGCAGCATGACTTGCGGATCAGACCCTTGCACGGTGTCGCCGCCATCCAACCCAACGCCCGATTCGCAGTCCAATTGCAAGCTATGCTGGGTGGTGCGTTTTAGGTTGTTGGTGCCGGTGGGCAACGCCCGCCACGAGCGCAGCCATTTTTGTATTGTACCCGCTTCTGTGTAGACGGTGGGATCATAAGCGTAGATGGCTCCCGCCAAATAATCCCCGATGACGATTTGACCGTTAAACGCCATCTGACAATTGCCGCGATGACGGGTGAACTGGTTGTTGAGCCAACCAGCGCGTTGGTGCCATGCTTGGGTCGCCACGTCATAGACCCAAGTGATGTTGGCGCTGGGGAAGTTTAACACATAAAACGAATGGCCGTCTTGCTGATAGGTGTAGGCCACCGCGTCCGTGATGTCGGCGTATTGCTGGATCTGCCATTCGACGGAGTGCGTTGAAATGCGGGTGCCAGCGTAGCCGTTGGACCGGTACACCATACCGCGCCCGCGCGCGTCGGCGCTTAACCAGAACACGCCGTTGTCTAGCTTGGCGACGGAGAACGGCGCGGCGCAACCGATTTCAATAAACGCGCCTTGGATACGCGCAAGAGGAAAGTCCGGCAAACCGGCGTCGTACCAAACTTCGATGGAAGACTGCCCAAACAGCCAAATTTCGCGATGGTCTACGATCAAGGACACCAGATTGTCGGGCGAGCCTTCCGCGCTGGCAAAGTCAAGCGGATCGACAGACGTGCCGTCGTACAGCGAAGTCACCCAAAATTTTTGGCTGTTGGGCTGGTTGTAAACGAAGTACCCGTCAATAAACCCGACCGTCACCGCGCCCGCAAAGTCAACGTCCGTGATCTGCGCGAACACGTCCGTACTGGCGTTGTAGATGTATCCGGTAGCGCCCGCCGCGATAAACATCTGAGTACCGTTATCAACCATCGACACCGAATCTGTACCCGCCACGGTGCCTTTGGCTACAACGTTCCAATCAGTGTCAATCTTGTAAAGCGTGGTGCCTGATACGGCGTAACCATAATTGCCAAATGTCCACAACCCGCGTATGGGGCCTGTGCCAACATATGCCAGCAAATTTAACCCTGGCGCGCGTTGCAGAAACGCGGGTTCTTTTCCCGCTTCCGGTACAACTTCAGGAAACAGGTTGATCATACGGTTGTCCGCAGCGTTGACGCTGCGGGCTACATACGCGGAGCCAAGGATCGGGCTTTTCATTAGAAGTTCCCGGCAAAGATGTTAAACCGCTGGCGGGTGCTGACGATGGCGTAGGGGATCGACATGATGTCGTCAGGGTTGTTGATGCGCTTGAGATTGCGCTTTGACGCCATAGCGATACGCCCGACCGTAGCGGAAGGCTCAACGCCAAACTCGGGGGCTAATTCGCAAGCCAGATTGTACCGAAACGCCCGCATGTAGCCAGGCGGGAAATACAACGGCGTTGCGATGGTAGCGGGCTGGTCCAATTGCGCCGCCGATATGAAATGCCATTCCAGCACCTTTGTAGGCACCGGATAGATGTGCATGTCGATGTTGGGGTAGTTGGTGTTGATCCACATTACCTGTGGAAAAGTACTGGTCACGGTTTTGACCGCAATGCCGTCGTACTGCTGCTGGTTGATTATCTTGATGCCATAGGAGATGCCGGTCGAGGCGTCCACAAAGTAGGTTGCGTCGTCCATCAAGACAGGGCGGTCGCCAACGAAGTCGCCGGAAGGCCCAAGCGTCTGGCTAATGAGCCCCGGCAACCAAGAGAACACTTGCTCTTGCGTTGTGAACGTCGCGAGCTTTTCCGTACCCCAGGAGTCGATCATCTGATTGAGGGCGGACAACGCGTCTTGCGACGTAGCCGCAGACGGCGTTTCACCTTCGGCCAGAACGCCTAGAAGGCGAAGGGCTCCGTTAATTTGATCCCCGGCTGTCGTCATAGCTGGCTATTCCCTCATTCAGCGGCCTGCGACCGCGCCGCCGGGGTGCAAGTTCATTTACCGGCTCTGACGTGTCAGAGAACGGGGCTTCGCCAAGAGTATAGCGGCTCCAGCCATTCGTTTCATCATAAATCGCTTCGGCTTCCATAGTGGCAACTTTGGTGCCGTGGATCGCATGGCGCATATAGATCATGGGTATACCCGTTGAAAAGACGCCCCGCCTTGCGACGGGGCGTCAGGATGTTAGCCGATGCGGTAGAGCGTCCAAGTCGCATCGCCGGTCTTGCGAGCGCGGAACAGCGAAGAACTGGACACCGCAACGCCCATCGTACCGACAAGGGTCCAGCCCGTAGCAGTGGCAAGCGAACCGATGTTGGCGCTGCTCAGATTGATGACCGAAAAGTCAAACGAGCTGTTTGGCTTCGCGTTTGTGAACAGGGCGTCCATAAGCGCGCAAGTAGGCAGGGTGTAGTTAAGGGCCGAGCCGGGAGTGGTCGAGATGATACCCGTCGCGATCTGCGCTGCGGTCAGAGTGACCGCAGAAGTCAGACCGGACGTGATGTCGCCCTGATCGCCAATGGTGGGTTCGTTAGCGTTGCCATCACCAAGCTGATAGCCGCCGCCGGAGTTGGGAAGAGCCATGATATTCTCCTAAAAAGTTGAAAGGGGGAGATCTGGGGCCGCAGCCCCAGAGAGAAGTGGTTAACCCCACATACGCACGGCCATAGGCGCGCGAATTACGGAGTAGCCGTACAGAACGTCAATACGGCAAGGCATACGGTCATTGTTGATGTCGTACTGGCGAACAATACGCATCGAGATGCCGTTATGAACCTGGCGAGAAGCCATATCCACACCCTGCGGCATAAGCAGATCGGCGGTGCCGAGCGTGATGGCGTTCTTGTTGTAGATCAGGTTCTGCGGGTAGGCAGTCGAAGCTGCACCAAGGAAAGTGACAGCAGCGTTGTCCGCCGGGAACGAATCCACAGTTGCTAGAGCCTGGCTGGATGTGTAGATCGGGGGCGAAATAGCCACGTCGGTCCAAGAACCGCTGGAAG